GTTTACTAAGGAATCAGTTAAAGGTGTTGTTGCACCGGTATAAGTCGTACCACCTACAACTGACTGACCTACATTAGTACCAATAGATGTACTTGCTGCCCACCAGATATAACGTGAACGGTTGTTAATAACATCTTTATAATAGTTGTTAGAACCATCAGTTGTTTTACCATCAGAAGCCATTGAAAGATTTTCAAATACTTCTAATACTTGACCTTTAGTACCTGTGAATAGCCCGTCTTCATCAATAACAGCGATGTGTAATTCATCTGTTGTTGCACCAGCATTTGTTGCAATTTGAGATGTACCTGGAGCGCGTTGAGTATTAGAGTTATATTCCCATTTACGTGTTAGTGATGTATTCGCTGATAGCGCATCACCTGTATAACGATTTTCTAGTGTTACAGATGTACCGTTAGCAGCAATAGCAGAAACTTTACGATCTTGTTTTATACCAGTCGGTGAACCGATTTCTAGGATATCCCCTACAACGAGAGCGGATGCTTGGTTAGCAGAAAAAGTTACTGTTGTGCTGTTAGCGGAAACAGTAAATGTTCCTGATAATGTTGAGCTAAATGCAGTTGATGAAGGACATACTGAGACTTTTAAGCTATTGCCTAATGTACCAGGGTACTTTGCAGCCCAACGGCCAATACCTGTTATACCACTAGAATGGTTTGCGTCATAGTCATCATCATTATCGATTCTTGTTGCTGAAGTATTTGCTTCATTGCAATGAGCGTTACCTAAATCGGTACCTTCGGCACGGGACACATAAAGAGCATTACCATATGCTAAGAAGTTTGCTGCAGTGAAGAAATCTTCAATATGAGAATCGTTTGGTTTTTGGTATTGTGATACTAGAGCATCTTCCGATGAAATTAATACTGCTTTATTTACTGGGCCCCAACGAAAACGGCCAGCAATACCGGCTGTAGACGTGGATACCGCAGGAACAACCGCAGTTAGATCAATTTCACTGACATTGATGCCCGGTGATACTTGAAATGGCATGATTATTCTCCTTTGATGAGGCTTTTATTTCTCTTTTTATTTATAATTTATCGTATTTACATATCACGGTTGTCAGGGAGTGCCCAACCAATTCTTGATTCATCAATATTTATAATACCTTCTTCTTCATGACCATCATCAACAAAACCGAATGGAAGGATGTCTTCTTCTATCATTCTTTGGTTTTCTTCATATAATCTCTGTCTTAAATCGTCATTAGTTATATCTTTAAAGTATTCCTGTCTAACTAACCAGGAGAATAAAACAGAACACATAACTAAGTCATCATGCATACCTTCTTCTGCTTCATAACTCTCTTTTCTAGAAACAAAATTAGATAATTCAAATATGTAATCGTAATCTTCAACAATTAACTTGTCCTGCTCAATCATATCTTTTAAGGTAGAACAGCCTATACGTTTTACTGATTTAGTAGTACGTACTCCCATTTGTTGTCTACCAGCAAAACCAGCAGAAATTTGTTGTATTCCTGCTCTATATGTTGTACTTAGAATATTTTCATATTCTAAATCTTGATGAAGTATATTAGATACTTGCTCACCTATATCATTTACTTCTATCAATACAAAAGCATTATTATATTTTCTTGCAGTATCGTATATAACATTAGGATATATTAACGGTGATATATCTTTACTTCTATACTTTCCAACAGCTCTGTATGGATATTCTGTTATATCAAATACAATAAATGCTGAATAGTCTAACCCAACACCTCTTGAAACATCACTTACAATAATATAATTACGTTTTGGTTCTGGTTCGTGATAGCAATCAAAACCGTTTTTCTTATACAGGGGTTGTTTAAAAACTAAACGTTTTAGTACAGTAGGGTGAATAAGTGTATTAGTAGAACCTAAGAACTCACACTCAAACTCTTGCCTAAACTGTTCTTCTGACGTAGCTCTGATAGTCTCTTCACGCCATCTCTCATCTCTTCCCGGAACGTCCGACCAATGAATCTCTACTCTTTCATAATCGTTTCGCTCTTCTTCACTATCTACCCACAACTTATAGAACATATTCATTCCGTTAGGTGTAGATGTAATTAATACTTTGGATGACTTACCAGAAGAAATAGTAGGAAATACAGAAGTAAAAAATTCTTCTTGAAGATTATTAGGAACGAATGCAAACTCGTCTAAGTAAATCATATTCTGAGATGTACCACGGATAGCACTTATGAAGTAGCAGAAGCGAGAATCTCAGAACCATTCTCTAATCTAATATTACCTTTATTCCATTCAATAACACCTTGTTGCATCCATTGCGGTAAATGTTCATACATTAACTGAATACGACCAAGAATCTCTCTTGCTTGAGACATTTTATTTGCAAGAATAGCAACTGAGTACTGTTCAGTAAATAATACTTTCCAAGTAATATAAGCAGCAACTGTTGTTGTTTTACCAACTTGTCTAGGAAGTTTACAAATACTAAATCGATTATCTTCAAACGTATTAACCATTTTTTCCTGGAAGTCCCAGAGTTCAAATGGTATAAGACCTTCATCAATGCTTACAATTTGAAGATAATTCTTAATAAAGTAAATAGGATTTCGAGCACACTTCATATACTCCATAACGTTTTCTTGAGTAAACTCAACAGGGACGCCTGCAGCTTTTAAGTTCTGATTTCCTAAGTAAATTTCTGGCATTTTATAGTTGCACTCTTTGCATATTCATACTATAATCATCGTGTAGGATGTAAAGAAACGATATAGTTACTTCATATCTTCTACTGCTTGGTCATAGTCTTCTTGACTTACAATGCCTTCGCGAAGTAATTTTTTTCTATTAGCTTGGTGTTTGATCTGGATCTCCTCTTTAGATCCACCAAAGTAAGGAACGCAGTGACCTTCTTCAATCATAATATCTGTTACGCGTTTATCACCTACTATAAAGTCTCCTAATATACGACCAAACTTACCTTTCATATCTTCACCGTCTTTATTTTCTGTGGTGACTAGAAGTGCATCTTTTTCTAATAATTCTTTGAGTCTATTTTTTGCAGCGAGACCAAATACTTTTTCTACTTTATCGGATGTACGTGATTCTGGTGTGTCAATGCCCATAATGCGAACACGCTCATCATGAAGCCACACTCCAAAGCCAAGATCAATATCTACATCTACAGTATCACCATCAACAACATGTAATAACTTAACGTTATATCTATTTTCTATCATTTGTTATCCTTAAGCAATTTTTGAAGCTCTGCAGTATTACCTACAAATAGAGCATTAGTTACATTATTAGGGCCTTTTGATTGTTCTTGTTTTTTAAGGTCTTTTACTTTTTTCTGTACTTCTAATAAGTCTTTATTAGCATCAGTTAATGTTTTTATCATCTGTCCAACGATTTCAAATGCTCTTGGACTTTGACTTTGCTTTGCAAGCTCTACTAATTCTTCTAATGCATCAGAACCACGTTCAATAGCATTATATAAATTTTCTCTTGCATATTTGTAATCATTTTCAATATCAGCATCTTTAGAATTTGTATCAGGTTTTATTACCTCGATATCTTTTACTAGAGGAGGACTATCTGGAAGATTAAAAATTTGTTCGAAATTATTTTCAAAATTTGATTTTTTAGACATCATTTATATCACTTGCAATACCATAAGCATCATCTGCTTCAATTTGATCTACAGGTATAGATAATGCATTATTTGAAGTAGGTGTGCCGTCAGCTTTTACCCCAGGTTGTGTGTTTATTTGCTCTATAGTTGTATTATTATCTAAATCTCCAACTCCAGCTATTACTCTTCGAATTGTTCCAGATGTTGAAATAGGTCCAAATACAAAACCTTTCATAGTAAAGTTAAAATTCCAAATTAACGCTCTTCTTGCAGCAAAATCACCTTCATATGTATCTTCAACATTTACATCATTTAGAACACATGGAACATCATAAGTTAAATCCATTTCTGGTTGAAGTTTAATATTATTTGTCCACTCAGGTTGAAAGTATGGAAGGATTTGTTCTACAATTTGCGTACCATCATCAGCATTACGTACAAACGCGCTTAGAGTAAACTGTATATCATACGGTACAGGTATGTACTGTGTAGTAAGTTTAGTATTATCGTTTCTACTTACTTTAGAATGTTTTAATGTAGATGGAAGTTTTCTATTAGCAGCATAGTTTATACCAGTCATCTCAAAACCTAGTCTTGGTAATGAAATAGCAACGTCTTGATCTAAATTAGGATCCTGAGCTAGTCTTACTAGAAACTTTTCTTTTGGACCGTAAGCGATTGGTACTTTAATATTCTGTATTCTATTACCAGAAGAATCAAATCTTTGTACATATATACCATTAAACATATTACCAAATACAGTAACATATTTTCTTATTGTACCGTGATAAAAAGTTCTACCAAACATAATTAGTACCTATCAATTTCTGAGAACGGATTAGTCTCACTAAAGTCTAGAATACTCTCAGATTCTACTTGGAAGAAAGTATTATTAGCAGAATTATCTGTTGTTTCAATTTGATACTCTTGAAGTAATGAACCACCGTCTTCAAGATTAACTATCCCTGCTTGATCTTCAAGTGTAAATTCATAACCAAGTGTATCTAGAGAATATGTAGTTTCAATAAGATCAATTTCAGTATTGCCAGTATCAATGCGTTCTGAGCTATAATCAAACAATTCACAACGAACATCATAAGTTTGAAGTCTACCAGTTTGATAGAATATTTGCTCATGCTCTACAAATTTAATCTCAAACAACTTACCTACAAGCGGGAAATAAATTAAATCACCTTCTTGTGGTCTATTAATAGTATTAAGATAATCATCACCTTCTAACATAAAAGAGTCTGTATCTTGAGAACCAGTTAGATATTGTCTTGATGGTGTAGTTGTGCTTCCATCTTCAAATATCATATTATAACCTACTTCAGTAAGTATCTTAGGTGACGTTATCGACTGATCAAAACGTTTTCTAGCTACTGTAAATGTAACACTATCTCTAATCTCTAAACCGAAACGAGATAAAAGATCACCTTCTCCTTCAAAACCTTCTGTATTTTTAATATACATTTCGATATCTACGCCTTCATTAAACGTAGATAAAGTATCTTCACCGAATAAATTATCCGTGTTTACTCTTGTACGAGGAAGATACTTTACATTGTGACCGTAAATTTTAATTGCTTCGATAGTTAAATCTTCAACTAAATCTTGTTCGCGGCCGTATGAAAAGTTATTGAAATACTTATTGGTAGCCATGATTAACCTATCATATCATGAACTGGAAGAGAGTAGCTTGAAATCATCTCATCTTCTAGTTTACGAATTTCCTCCATAGCTTCTTCCCAGATTTTTTGACCGTTAAAAGTCAAACCACCTGGCATTTGAAGACCTTCAAACTTTTTAAGATTTTCACCCCATTGACGTTTGAATAAAGCTGTTGTATATCTTAATAACCAGCGATCAGAATACATATCAGTATTTACATCTGGATCAATTACTTGATACGAATCAAGAATAACATATGAACCTTCAGGAATTTTATCAGACCAACTAGTATCAATATAAACTTTATTGGTATGTCTGTTGTATCTGATTGGTTGTTTTCCAACAAATGTTTCTTCTAACATATTAATATGCGTCATAGCCATTGTATATGGAACAATAGATGACTGAAGTAAGTCATACAAATCATTTAAATGTATTTGATAACGAACGTTAAAAAGATTATTTACTGAATATGTTCCACCTAAAGTAAAACAACCGGTAACACCGTAGATAGAATCTGGTACTGTAATATAACCGTTCGCTATATCAGCTGCTGTGGCCACATGTTTATAGAATACTCTTTCAGTACCATCAAAATGATAGTCTCTATAATATTCTATAGCTTCATCAATTCTATCTTCAAGCTGTTCAGCATCAGCATTAATATCGATGACCGGGGCACCGAGATTACGAAGACAATACGATTTTAATTCTTCACGTGAAGTTGGTAGAGCCATAGGAAACCCCTTTGTTGTTTCCTATATTTATAATAGTTAGATTGTAACTAGCGATGATTAGGATTAATATGAAAAAACTGAGATATAGTAAATCTACCTAATTTTTGGTTTAACTTTTCTTCTTCCATTTCTACAGGTGTTACTTCATGTCTAATAAATGAAGGAAAAATTAGAGATCTATTATTTTTACATTCTATTCTATCTTTGTAATTTAATATTAAATCCCCACCTTTAAAAGCTTTAGGTTCTTGATAGATCCAAGTTAACATTGTAAAAGTTGCGTGGTCACTATGAGGTCTATAAAAATCTTCTTTCTCATAATAACTTAATAAAGTACTTATTTCGTTAATATTAATATAAGTTTTATACAAATAATCTCGCTCGCTAAAAGATTCAAAAAGTTCTTTACTTGCTAATTTTTTAGAAATATTTACAATATCAGAAATTTCTGGATCTCTATATGCTTCAGTTAAAAATAAAGCTCTATTAGATTTGAGAGGTGTACCATCTGAATCCACTGCTGACGATGTTTTTAATGGTGGTAATAATTTACCTGGATTACATAAAAATATACACTCATGTAAAATCTTATCATAATCTATGCTATTAAATGTATTATCAATTACAAATGCTTTTAAATTATTAACATCAATAACGTCTGTCACTTCCATTTTATTAATCAATGCCTTTCATGGATTTATTAATAACCTTAGATAAATCTTCTTTAGATATACTTTTAATTATCTTAGAAGATTGAATCATACACAAAACAGTATTTTTTTTAAAAATATATTTTTCATCTTTTTTAGGTAGAAGACAAATAATATTTAATTGAACACCTTTTCGTTTACCGCCTAGCTCGACAATTCCGGGTAAAACTTTGTAAGGCTGATCATTATATAATATAGGGTCTAAAAAACTTAAA